ATGCTTTTGGCTGTCGGTCATCTGGAGCCAGTACAAGCGCTCTTCCCGGCTGCGCAGGCAGCCTTTGCAATAGCCTTTGGCATTGGCTTCACAAACGCCGATGCAGGGACTGGGGATGGGGAAAAAATCAGGTTGTTCCATATTTTAAAAGCGTTTGAGACAAGAGACTGGACAAACCAAAATTGCAGACTGCATTCGTATTTGTCTACACACGATCGGTGTATCCAGCAGGGTTCCTAATATCCAATTGAGTTGATCATTTCAATAAGTTTATATCTGCCACCCTAGGCATAAAAAACCTAAGAGAAACCATAAATATATCGCAGAAGAAGTCAGTATCTTCCCTATTTTCAGATTTCTCCAATAAAACCCAAGTAAGAACATTATAAAAATTAAAGGAATTCCAATATAAATATAATATTTAAGCGATCCTAATTCACTGAACACGTTTATAACAGAATAGAGACCGATAAATCCACCTGACCAAAAAACAATTATTGCTGGCCCTAAAAAAATAGCCGTTATTAAATGAGGGAGCAGTATGATTTTTATCCATTCTTTATATTTGTTGTTCATTTTAATCCCAATTACTTCAATGGTATCGTATCGATTCAAATGGGGGAGCAAAGTGTACAGTAACGTCACCAAGAATAATTACGGTATGTTTGGCAGAATCATGTTTTAATACATATTTGGAGTTCCGCTATATTTTGATTTTCAGACGACCTATGTGTAGCCCCAACTATCTGCATTTTATGACTTAATCAGTTTGCGCAAAGACTGATTGTTGTATTTGATATCGGCAATCAGCTGGTCATATTGGTGCATTCTACGGAGCGAGCGGGTAATTAGATAGACCGAGAAAATAATCAAGCTGATGTTCATCAGACTGACCAGTACGAGCAAAGGCCAAACATCAACGGCCTCGTACCATTTCGATGTCGCAATCAGCGCACTGAAAATAGACAAAGGGAGTGCGAAAACGGCAATGCCCGTACGCATGATAGCAAGTGCCGTGCGTTTTTCTGCAAGGAGAAGCTGTACTTGATTGATGCTGAGGATATCGTTTTGCTGTTCGGTAACCATAGGATACGCGCCTATACAAATTAACTTTGAATTCTGATAAAGCGGAAAATATGGTTTTATGTTACCCGAAAGTATTGAAAATAAAAACAAAGGTCGTCTGAAAATTTTTAGACGACCTTATATATTGCGTTCCATCAGGGGCGCATATTCTTAATTCTTGTAAAGCCCCTTAACTAAGCCAGTGAAGGGGCTTTAATTATGCTTATTTTCTATACCGTAAATCCCGAACCAGTATCTTTTCCAAAGTCTTATATCCTCAAAGTTTTCAAGGATATAAATGATGAATCTCAATGTGTCAAAACCCTTTGCTTTCCTATTTCTTATCCAGCTTTAAAACACAAGGCTGAAAATGCCGCAAACGAATGCGGAAGACTTCTAGTAAGGGAATTGATGAATGAGGAATTTAGACGTGAAAGCTTGGGAAGATAAAGCCGTGGCGGTAGGCACAGACATGGCGGCCGCGCCAGCGGACGGCAAGGCTGCGCCAACCGCCGAAGGCTGCCCCCCTAGGCTAATAGGGGGGGAGCAAAATAAAACCCCTAATCCGAAGGGTGCGGAAAAATCGGATAACCAAGATTTTGAGTTTGAATATTTCAGCCATTTCGTATCGGATGGAAAAGGCAAATTCATTGAAATACCGTTAAGAAGAGGAAGGGATGACGGTGCATTTATTGACCAAATCACTTTCACAATTCATGAAGACAGTTTGCCTAAAGTAACAGGTAAAGGATTGGTATCAGATACAGAATTTATTGTGAAGTATAGCGAGCTGTTAGAAGAAATTTTAGGTTTTGGTATTACCCAAAAACTACCGTTCAAAGGAAAGTTTTTCTATAAAAGCTGTTACCAACTCGGCCCGGATAACGTCGAATATGGCAAGGTTCATTACGGCGGTCAGCGAGAAACAATGCTGGTTGAATTGAATGGTACAGGTTGCCAGGCTGCTATACCCGGTTGGGAAAACCGACTGTATGAGTTTTTAAGTAAGTGCATACGTCCAAAAATTACCCGTGTTGATGTGGCCCATGATTTTTTTAACGGCGAATACACACCCGATCAAGCATTACTTGATCATGATAACGGTCATTTTGACGTTCATAACATGAGGCCAAAAAGCGAATGCCGCGGTACTGCATGGCGCACTGATGATGGTAGCGGCAAAACATTTTATGTAGGTAAACGCGGCAATTCTAAATTCACTCGAGTTTATGAGAAAGGAAAACAATTCGGCGATGTCAACAGTCCATGGGTCAGGTTTGAAACTGAATTTCGGGCAGGCGATATAGAAATCCCCTTAGATGTTTTGCTTTATCCCGGTTCGTATCTTGGTGGTGCTTACCCGATATGTTCGGCGATATTCAAAACAGAAGCCAAGCGGATGGATGCCAAGACAGAAACAGTAAATTTATCTTTCGATCATAAACTGTTCCATGCGCGTAATCAGGTAGGAAAGATGGTTAATTTACTCCGCGATATAGGCTGGGATGATACAAAAATTGTCGATGAACTTGTAAAAGGCATTGAAGGTTATCCCAAAGGTTTACAACCTGAACAATACGACTGTAGAGATCAGACACAAAAGATTCAGTATATACACGAAGAGCAAAAAGCAATTGATGATTTGAACATGCAAACATTACTTGATGATTTGCTTGATGAGAAAGAAACCGCATTCCCACAAGATAGGGAAAAACAACACATTAAAGACATCGAACTCGAAGAGAAAATTATTTCAAATTTTTTAAACAAGTAAAGGAAATTCAAAATGTTTGAGCAAAGCCAAGTAACCACGTATTCAGCAACCTTGTTGGGTGCAAAACAATTTAAAGGCGAAATCGACGGTAACAAAATCGATTCTTGCACAGTTTTGGTAGCCAGCCCAATGCCGTCAAACGGCAATGCCGTAGGCTTTACCGCAGCAAGCATGAAATTTGGCGATAGCCATAATTTCGAAAAGCTGAAAAATCTCAAGTTCCCATGCGCGGTTGATGTAACCGTAGCAATGGAATCAACAGGTAAAGGCCTCGTTCCTAAATTGCTTGATTTCCAAGTTAAAGGCGCAGCGCCCAAAGCCTAAGGAAGGCTGGATCATGAGTAAGTATCAGCAAAAATTTATTGTTCAAGAACTTGAAAATCATGAATTCATCTATCCCGATCCATTCGGCGATATTGGTTTCACGCCTAACATTAAATCTGCCGGTCAATATGAAAGTTATGAAGATGCTTTCAGTTCGGCGATTGAAGAAATCGGCGGCGAATTTTTAATTTTCAGTTTTTATACAAAAGAAGATTAATTTTAAGAGGCTCGGCGGGCGGTCTCTAAAACCTTCACATAGCCCGCAAACACATTTTTTTAAACATTTCGTAAAGGAAAACATCATGAAATTGATGAATACTTGCCGTAAATACGGCGCAAAATTGGCTGTTGCTGCCGCTGTTCCATTGGCTTTTGCTACTCAAGCATGGGCTGAAGTTCCTGAAAGCGTTAAAACCGACTTGGAAACTGCAAAGACTGACGCATTATCTGTTGCGGCAATCGTACTGGGTATTATCGCTTCAATCTTCGCTATCCAGCTGATCCGCCGCGTATTGCGCTAATTTGAAGCATATTTCAGACGACCCCTTAAAGGTCGTCTGAATACTAATTGACATGAGAATTTAAATAATGGGCTACCAAGTCGGAAATAATTGTTACGCAACCCGTCAGGATGCCGAAAACGTCTATTTCAGTTTAGTGCCTCCCAAAATTGGTGATGACGGAAAGCTATATCAGCTTAATTTTACTAAGTTTGGCTGGAAATATGGGGAGCAGATTTTAAAAGCTGAATTGCCAGAATGTAACCCGATAGACAGCATGAAAGACGGATCCTATATAGGCTGGTCAGTTGTTGCCATCATGGCAGCGGTTTGGGGTATTAGGTTGATATGGCAGAAATTGAGGTAGTACCATGATGGATTTTTATTTTTATCTTGGTGTGTTTGTTCCGGTCGTGGTGGGCTGGATGATTTTTAAATAGGTAGTGATAGGTAGTGATATGGACGATGATTTTTAGTATGAACAAGGGGCTAGTTATGGTGGAGCAGATTATGGCTTCGGTGATTTTATGGAGCCTGACTCTGATCATGAAACGCACGAAGATTATATGGATAGGGTTTGGTCAGATGGTTATGACCAACATCAGGATTATTTAATTTTTCTGATTGATGCCGGTCTTATGCCAGAAGATAGTACGGTTGAAGACATGATAGCTAGTGGTTATGGTTCGTTTTAATGAAGAAGCGATATAATCTAACTTTCAGCAACCATTACGAAAGTTAGATTATGTTTTATATTTCAGAAGAAGAATTGAGATTTAAAAAAGATACGAATCCTAATTATTCAAATGAAAAATTGTGTCATGTGTTTATGACTGAATTATTCAATTTGAAAAATTTGTATCCGTTCCATAATTTTATTGAGATTGCAAAAAACGCAATGCAATATTATTTGAACAGAAGTTACTTAGATGAAGTAATTGTATTTTTTGAAGATTGTTCAATTCTGAAAGTGAATTTCAAAAAAGATGGGTTTGAGTGGTCTGAACATTATGATGAAGATATTACAACGGCTTTTTATTACGGTCGTTATACTTTTAGGGTTTAATTTTTCGTTCGCTGATGTCGACATACACGTTGAAAAAAATGGTCGTATGCGTGTACCGGCTGGCGGATTTAATCAGAATGGGATACGCCCTTGGATGTATCTTGATAATAATGGACCTAAGTTTCATCATGAATATGTTTCAAGATTTGATAAATCACTTCACGTCCGTGAAGCCTCCACCGGTCTCCGCTCTGCCTCAACTGTCCCCGTAACTATTGAAGCTCAAGTTTCCCGAAAAGCCGTCCTATCTGGTGCATTTGGCCTTGTAAAAAGAGGTGCAGCATTAGGTTCTCGATTAAGCGGTTGGGGTACAGCTGCTTATTTTGCCTACGAAGCATATCAAGCTGTTAATCCGTCCTTAGAATCTGCTGGCTATGAGTTTAACGATGTAAGTGGCGAATTTTTAAAAGTATATAAAGATGCGTTATGTACAACTGAAAAAGATTCTTGTGTGGGGGTTGATTCTTCAGTTATGCGAGCTTTAAGCAAAGGCGGAGTGAGCGAGAAGCAAGCTCAACAACTATTAGTAATGCAAGTTGAATCTGAATTTAAAAAATATTTTGATACTGTAATAAAACCAAATGAACCTGAGATTTATTTTAAAAATTGTTTTTGGCTTGATGGAGTAGCCTGCGAAACTAGTAAACCCTCTAGATATGGTTATTATTTTCAAAATGGAGCTTTAACGAAAACTTTAGAAGAGGATGAATTTTTAAAGATTGCCACTTCTATAATTGATGGCAACCCTACCCCCTTTGTTGAAGGCGCTGGTAAACCTGAATACAAAGAAAATATAAAAGTCCCTGCCGGAACAGTCGTAACCATTGGCCCTATCACTCCAGAAAACGGCAAGCCAGTGCAAATTACCATAACTTTCGGCAAAGACTCCAACGGCAATACAACGGCAGAAGTCGCAACTACTCAACGTCCCGATCTGACACCGGGCGGATCTGAAGCACCCAATACCAAGCCTGATCCAGATCCTACGCCTAATCCTGACGGAAAGCCTGATAAAAAGCCGGATGATAAACCCGATTCCGATGATAAGCCTGATAAACGTCCAGATGATAAACCTGATCCGGATGATGATCCATCTGATAAAGATAAAGACAAAAGAAAAGAAGACAAAAAAGATGACAAGAAAGAAGAATCCAAAGGGTTACTCTGTAATATTTTCCCTGACATATTAGCTTGTTCAGAAAAAGGCGATGTAGAGGAACAAGAAGAACCTTTCAAAATTCCTCATACAAATAACGATACAACATTTAGCACTGATTTCTTCCTACCCGATAATGGTGTTTGCCCTGCTCCAAGAACTGCAACCTATTTGGGCATAACCATGGAATTTAAATATGACATGATTTGTAATTTTGCCGAAATGATCCGATTTCTTGTGATTGGTATCGCTGCGGTAGCAGCAGCATATATCATGTTTTCAAGTAGAAAGGACTAAAGCATGAAAGCTGCGTTTTTCGCCATATTACAAAGGCTATTAACCTATATTGTTGCAAAAGTATTTATTGCCCTTGGCATTAGTTTTGTAACTTATACAGGCTTTACAGTTGGATTAGGTTTTATAAAAGACTACGTAAAAAATCAGTTCAACTCAATGCCATCAGACATTCTTCAAATTGTCATGATGGCAGGTTTCGGCCATGCATTAGGTCTGATATTCGGTGCATTTGCATTTAACGTTGCTATGCAAAGTATTAGCAAACTGTCATTTATTCCAGGGGGGAAAAGCTAAATGATTATTTTACAAACTGGCGTACCAGGTAGCGGAAAAACTAGCTCTGTCGTCAATATGCTGATGACAGACGAAAGCTACACACATTTTACTGATAAAGACGGCGTAAAGAAAAAACGTCCGTTGTTCGTCAACGGCATTCCTGAATTGAAGATAGAACATGAAGAACTTACAGATGAACAAATTAAAGAAAAGCCATTTCAAGTTTTTCTCCCTTATGGCTCGCTCGTCATCATAGATGAAGCGCAAAGGCTGATGGGCACACGTTCAGCCGCTTCAAAAGTACCTCCATTTATAGAAGCTTTGGCATTACATCGACATCATGGTTTAGATATTGTGCTGATTACTCAACATCCAACTTATCTTGATAGTTTCGTAAGAAAGCTCGTTCAAAGGCATATGCACGTTTCAATCAAGCCAGTGGGACGTAAGCTTTACGAATGGAACGAATGCGTTGACCAGCCCGATAGCAGCGTAAATATTGCCAAAGCCATTGAGCGGACGTTTGTCGTCCCTAAAAAGTCCTTCGGCATGTATAAATCCGCCGAAGTACACACTAAGCCTAAACGCCGCATACCCAAAAGCCTGATATTCGTCGTCTTGTTTATACCGCTGTTGATAGGCTTTACCCTTTACACGATAAACAACATGAGCAAACGATTTAGCGCGGATGAACAGCAAACAACGTCAACAATAGCCGCATCCGATGTAGATGGCGTAGAACCAAAAACTAGTCCTGCGACTGCCGATATAGGGCAAAATCTCAAACCTGAAGATTTTGTACCTACACTCGTCGAAAAACCCGAAAGCAAACCCATCTACAACGGCGTCCGCCAAGTCAAAACATTTGAATACCCTGTTGGCTGTGTCGATGGCGGCAAAAGCGGATGTACCTGTTACTCAAGCCAGGGCACACCGCTGAAAGAAATCACAAAAGTCATGTGCAAAGACTACGTCAAAAATGGCTTGCCGTTTAACCCGTACAAGGACGAGCATCAAACCGTACAACAGCCACAAACAGCACCGCAGACAGCCTACGCGCCTGAAAATGGATAAGTGCTTACGATGGGCGGTAAAAGCCCTCAAAATCTGATGTATGACGGCTATGTTGAAGCAGGCGAAACAACAGGATTCCAAAACGGTGCAAAGGTCGGCAGTTAA